CAAGCAGAGCAAATTATGGGGAGCGTTGGGGCGGCATTCAAGCCCGCAACTCCCGTAGTTGCCCCCAACGCTGCCCCCATTCCACCGAAGAAACACACACACCGGCGGAAAGCCCACCCCGCAGAGAAGAAAAATAGGGAGCGGGGGAAGAAACTTGCCGCCGTGTTGCAAAAATGCTTTGCCAACCAGCGGGGGCAAGTGTTGGGATCGTTGCAAAAGGGATTCCAGACACGGGCATTGCCCGCCCATTTTGTCCCGATGAAGAAATGGGATCGGGAAATGTATGATGGTTGCCAACCTCTTATCGAATTGTGGATCAAGGACGATTACCAATCCCGCGCAAAAGACTTGATAACCCGGTCTGGCGTGTCGGATTCCGTATTCGACGTTACCAATCCCCACTTGCAAGAGAAGATAAACAACCTTGCCCTTTCTTTCTGTGAGGAAACCAACCAGACCACAACCCAGAAACTCAACGACGCCCTTGCCAACCTACGCGAATCGTTTGCAGAGGGTATGACAGAGGGCGAAAGAATGTCCCAACTGACAAAACGGGTCAATGAGATATTCGACAGCGCAGAGGAAGAGCGGGCGGCACTAATCGCAACAACAGAGTCAAGCCGATCCCACAATCTCGCGGCGTTGCAATCTGCAAAGGATTCCGGCGTTGTGTCGGGATCGAAGCTGCTTCCGTCGTCGGGAGCTTGCGACCTTTGCCTATCGTTGGCCGACGAAGAAGTCGCGTTGGGGGATGATTTCTACTCCGATCCCGACGCCCCGGACGCCTATCAAGACAAGGAAGGGCCACCCATACACCCCGGTTGCGAATGCGTTTTGGAATTGGTCCTATTGCCAGACGATTTGACCGCCCCGGAATCGGAGATACCTACATAGGAGGAAAATGGAAGAAGATGAAAAAAGATTTGAAATAATCCTAACCCTTTTGAAAGGCATAGACGTCCGGTTGCAACGGCTTGAACACAATATCGAAAACCGCATTGCAGCATTAGAGCAAAGGGTATCGGAGATAGAAAAAAGGATCGTATGAAATGGTACGGGGACGATTTTCTAAAAAAGCTGTCTGACGGGGCAACGCAACGATTGGAGCGGGCGGCAATCCACTTGGAAAATGAAATCAAGAAGAAGATTTCCGACAAATCGCCCCCGGTATCCCAACCCGGTCAACCGCCCCACGTCGGGGAAAGACACGGCGGGGAGCTGCGTCGATCCATTACCCATGAGGTTCACGGCGGATTCTTTCCGGTTGCAAGGGTCGGGACCAACAAGCTATACGCCCGGTATCTGGAAAAGGGGACGGGAGTATTAGACCCACGCCCTTTCATTGAGCCGACATTGGAAGAGCAGAAAGACCAAATCGCCCGCTTGATTGCGGGCAAACCGATATTGTAAAGGATAAATACCAGTATGAAAACAAAACAATTTGAACCGGACGATTTTCAAGTCAACCCGGATAGCCGCGAAGTGGTAGCCGTGATTTCCACCGATACCGTGGATCGGGACGGGGAAGTGATGCTACCCAGCGGGCTTGTGAAGAAACAATATGCGGGTAATCCAGTGGTATTATATGGGCACGATAAGACCTTGCCCCCGATAGGTATGGCACGTTGGATCAAGTCAAGTGGCAATAAGTTGATTGCCAAGTATTACATTTCCGACAAGACAGAGTTGGCAAGGGATGTATTTGGACTAATGCAAGACGGCGTGTTGAGGGCGCATAGTATCGGTTTCCTCGACACCGAAGCAACCGCCCCGACAAGGGAAGAGTTGGCCGAAAGACCGGATTGGAAAGATTGCCGCCGGGTGGTACGCCAATGGGAGCTATTAGAGTTCTCCGTCGTCCCGATCCCTTGCAATCCCGATTGTCTGGCGTTGGCGGTTGCCAAGTGCGCGGCAGAGACGCGGAAGATTCTCGGGGCCGCGTGGGAACCCGAGCCGGATTGTATCGAGTGGGAAACAAAAGCATTCTCCCACAACTCCGAAGTTGCGGACAAGGAACCGGATTGGGGCAGCGTGGATAAGACCCACCTTCCCCGTCTCGCGTTTGCCCGCAAGGAAGGGAGCAAGAGCGATTGGGGCTACCCTCATCATTGGGTCAAGGACGGCGGCAAGCCCGACGACGACGGGTGCTACACAACCGGGACAATGTACTTGCACGCTGGGGGACTCAACGCCGCGTGGGCGGCAGCGCAGGGGGCGCACACGGGCAAGCCCGCAGACGCCGAAGTAATCAAGCATCTACAAGCCCACCGGAAAGCGTTGGGATTGGAAAAGGAAATCCCCCAACCGATCTTTTGCCGGTCTTGGAAATCCATAGAACAAAGGATAAATAGCATCATGCAAGACCGCCTTTCGGCTACTGAAATCCTAGCGCGATTGACGGGCAAAGCATAGCATAATTCTCCATTATGTCTGGTAGAAACCCCTTGCCGATTCTCGGCAAGGGGTTTCTTTTTTCCACCGATCCCGCATAGATATTCATTTACAACGGAGATATTTCCTATGGCAGACTTGCCCCAAATCAGTTGCCCAACCGGGGCGTAACACTTCCGGCAGTTTCGATTGAATCGAAGACATATCCAGACCTTTACCTTGCCAATCTGCGGGTAATGACAGACCCCAACAGCATGCACACCGGGGCAATGGCCCGATTGCTGCCCTACAACTATTCGACGAAAGAAATCCTAAAAGACGGGAAGCCGACAGAGTTCGGCATACCCGACGTCTACGCCGAAGCCGATAGGGTGCCATTGCTGGCACAAGTCGTTGGCGGGATCGTAACGGTACTCGGCTTGCTCATTCAAGAGAAGACCTTGAAAGAACAAATTGCCGCCGGTACATCGGCGGGGATCGACGTGACCGCATTGACGGCAAGTCTGGCAAGTGTCGAAACCGCATTGGGAATTACAACGTAACGCATAGATACGACTTTTCTCTATGTTTCCCCGCCGTCTCGTTGACGGCGGGTTTTTTCTTTTCATCGGGAGAAGCATACATACTCTTCGGATTCGATCTATTGCGATTTAATCCCGATCCTACACGCTTTTGATGTAAGACGGTTCAGAAATCGGAAATACGACGGAATACCAATTACACCATTTTAGTGAGGTATTCCGATATGGATACATTATTTGTAAGAATGTCCACAAGCGTTGGGGACAAGGCAGAAAACGAGACGTATGAAGTCGATAAAGCAACTGCCGAGAAGTGGATAGCAGCGGGTCTTTGCACCATCGTTGAAAACCCAACCGATAAAGCCCTTTCCAGTTTTGAAAAGGCATTGGAAGAGCGGGACGAAAAGATTGTTTCGGAATTGTCCAAGTCTCTCCGCAACGTCAACGTAAAGATTCCGGCAACCGCCATTAGTGACGACGATAACCCGGATACCAATTTCTTCGTATTGGTCGGGAAGACCGCCAGCAAGGACGGCAGAGTACGCGAGAAAGCATACAACACGTTAGAGAATAAATACAACGCCAAGACGAATATGTCGGAAGGTACGACAACGGCGGGCGGATTTATGGTCCCGGTTCTCTATGCGAAAGAATTATTGAAAATCGAGGGTTACGAAGGTGTTGCCTTCCCTGACCGCGTGAACATAGTTCCCATGCAGAGCAAGGTATTGAATTACCCCGCTCTTGACCAGACAGTTACCCCGAGCGATGGATCGTCCGCATTCTACGGCGGAATCAGTATCGGGATCGTTGCCGAAGGTAATGCTCCATCGGCCAACACGCAACCCGCCTTCAAACAGGTCACGTTGACCGCGAAGAAGGTCTTGGCAACTGCGCAAGTAACACAAGAATTGTTGGACGATTCTCCTATCAGCGTTGAGAAGATTCTCAATGACGGATTCCGCAGAGCTGCGGGAGCGTTTATTGATTGGAACGTGTTTAACGGGAGTGGAAACGGAAGCGGATTCACGGGTCTAATCAACCACGCCGCAACGATCAAGCAGAAGCGGGCAGCTTCGGGCAGCGTTTCCCTTGCCGATTTTTCGGCTATGTATTCCCAATTGACCCCGCAAAGCCGTAAGAAGGCAGCGTGGGTAATCAATCCTAACGTATGGGCGGAAATCCCGACAATGGGTTCACCCAACCATTTAGTATGGTTGATGAATGGGGCGCAAGGCGGGTTTGATCTACGCCTATTTGGTCTGCCGATTTGCGACAGCGAAGCATTACCAGCGTTGGGGCAACCCGGCGACGTGTTGCTCGTTGACCTGTCGGCTTACCTTGTGGGGCAGCATACAGAAATAGTTATTGATGCGTCGCCCCACTACGCCTTCCCACAAGACATGATTACTTATCGGTTGCGTTTCCGTATGGACGGCATTCCGCAATTGACCGCTCCGATCCTGTTGCAAGACGCAACTACGCAAGTATCGCCGTTTATCCAATTGGACGTTGTCAAT